ATGTGGTCACTGTCGATTTTGCAAAGAATGGCTTATCGATGCTAGGCTGGGTGCAGACGCCGGAATTACGCGCGCATTTTTCGCAGATTGTCACGCGCGCCAATGAGATGATGGACGGCGAAGGGTCTTTAGAACCAATCGTAATGCGTGTTTGTGCTGGCCTTCTTGCCGCTGAGTTGGGAATGTTGGACCAGCGCGCAGGTGATGTGGTTGGTGGAGGTTTGAATAGTGTGCGGGTAGCGGAGCGTGCACTCGCTGGGCCTCGAAACTTATACAGGCGGACTAGGCAAGCAGTGGCTGAGCAAAGGGATCAAGAAGGAGTCGTGCGTGTTGCAGGAGCGCCAAAGGTGATATACGAGCACGAAGCGCATCCTGTTCTCATCACCTCAAGGAATGTCCACACTTCGAATTGGGGTGTGAGGAATTTGAATCAACCGCAGGCGGTGAATTTTAACTTTTCTTTATCTGGCAGTGCGGGACTCACGTATACAGATATGGTTTTATTGTGTGCAAATCGAGAAGATTGGACATTGACAGATGCTCAACTAGGTGAGGCACTATTGTTGTTAGGGAATATTCACCAAGAGCACCTCGGCGTATCTTTCCGTAACCATCATGAAGGGGTAGGTCCAGCTTTGCTGCGCATGTTTGGTGAGTCGTCTCCCGTGTCCGTCATCTTGAGCGGTAGGGATTATGGATATGGAGGCGCTTTTGGCAGGCCTTCGACTGATGTCGTGCAGAACCGGTTCGGTGTCGCAGCCTGGGTGAATGATGCGGCGGCAGAGCCGGCACTCTGGCAAAGCAACGCCGGGCAAGATTGGCTTGCTGGTGAGGTTGAGATTGATGCAAATGGTGTACCGACTGACGGAATAGCTGGAAATGCTGCACGCCACACAGGTTTGCTTGCAACTTATGCTCGTAACACATCGCTGCCATCTAATACAGCACGAGCAAACGTTGGTTTAATGAACGTATACGCCAACCCAGCCGCGTGGGCGAATTTAGCTGTTTTGATGGAACATTTCGGTGCAGATGATGAGATGTTCGAGAGATGTTTTGCGCGGTTAAGTGTGCTCGCAACAGGCTGCTTCTCCAACTCAGCTATGTCTTTACCAACCCCCATCCACGAGAGGTTGTACCCATACTATTTGGGGATGGATGATAATGTGTTGCAAGAAGCAGCTGTGGTAGATTGGTACAACAGGCTTTCTAGGAGGATGGTATACTTGTACAGCTCCCGTTTCCTCCTTGAAGATGAAGTACAAGCAATTCGCGGCGAACCAATTGCTGGCGCCCCTCTTAATGCACACATCAACTACTGCTCTGTTGTGACTGCAGCTGGAAATGGGTGTGATGACGAGAATCTGACGCTATTAACGCGCGAGGCGAGAAGACGTGTTTTGGGTGGACACTATTTTGGCACTTGCGGAAACCATGATCACCATGTGCCGAAGATTGGTGCAGACGGTGAGCAGCTAGCGTATGACGGTTCGAACTGTGAGGCTGCTATCCCACGCAGGCCAGATGTACCAGCAATTCCAGCAGTATACTTTGATGGAATGCCTTTGCATAGCACGTATAGCGTCCTGGATCGCAACGGAGAGATGAAGAATGATGTGGATGCGAACGATGCGCTGGTAGCCGTGCAGGGAACACGGTTGCTTCATGCTAATGACCAAGCTGTCCGAGACGTGCCTGTCAATCTGACTGAGGCTTACCGAGATGCGATTTATCAAAGGCGTGGCGAGATCGCTGAGCTTTCGGCAGATTTGGATGGTGTGCAAGGGCAACGTGCTCACAGGGGTTTGGCGGATTACGCTTTTATGCGAAGGTTTATTAATGTTAAGTTCAGGCGATGCGCAACATTAGAAGAAGTTATGGCGAGTGACCTGGTAGTTGAGATATCTAAGATGTCCTTCGTGGAGCAGTACGTCCTAGCTTTCTATATGGCTGACAAGATGAGCGTAGTGGGCGGTGGCGCGGTAGCTATGACTTTGACAGCAGCGTTAGGCTTACAGCCTGGGCGGCCTTTGTCAGTTGCAGTTGGGCCTAACTTGCAGCCTCCGGTTTCTGCTTTGCGAGGGGGAGTTGTCAACAGCAAATTAACTGCCCCTATAGGTTTTTGTGCATACAGAAATCTGAATGAGCCAGTTGCTGCTGGGATAGATAGGTTTTTAACTCTTCTGTCAAGCGGTGTCGCAAGCATCCCAGCCGGCTCTCGCCGTTTGAAGACTGCTATTGGGCGCACTGATTTTAGGGAGCGGCTTACACGAGGCTGGCTTTTGGAGTGCTTCAGAGCCTGCGCAGCACAAGATATTGTTGCTCGCAGCCACAAGTTATCTGTAGTCACAATTATGAATGAGCTCGGATACAGCGGCACAGATAATGTAGCGTTCAATGCGGAGGCGGATATGCGGGAGCAGTTGGTGGGGAGCGGCTCGCTTGTAGGTATGGTTACTAAGTTAAGGCAAGAAGTACTAGCTAGATACAACTCGCTTTCGAAGTTGCCCGATGTGTTTGAAAGCGCAGTCGGTTCTACGCTGTTACCCGCCTTAGATGCTTTTGGGGTAGTTAGTAACAACAACATGATCATCTGGAGGTCGATGCATCCGATTGTACGATCTGTGTTCGCACCAGTGGCGGCTACAGCTGTCCTACCAGGTGGCGGAGTTGACCAACTGCGCAGTTTGCTTAACGCTAGTGCGCGCTCAGTGATGGCTAACTTTACCACAGGTGCTGGTGTATCGATGGTGACGCTATTGGGGAAGTTGAACGTGTGCCTGAATATGTGCGGGATGGAAGTAAAAGGTAAGGTTATGCGCCGTTATGCCAACATACATAACCCAAGTGACATTGATGAGTATGAAATGTTGCAGTTTTGGACGAAGTGTGGAGTGTATTTCGACCATGCTTTAACGGTCGGTGGTAGTCTGCTATCACATGGGTACTTCGATGCAATTGTGTCTACGAAGGATGTTGTAGTTGAAAATACTAGGGAAGTATCCACCATGGGCGTGATGTTCGGCCAACCCGCGGCGATCACACCTTCATCAGTACGAAGCACAGCCATCCTTGATCTGATGGAGACAAACCGAGCACAGCTTGGATTGTTGCCTAGAATTACTGAACATAGCAGATATCAATATGGTAACCCAGTTATTCATAGTAGGAAGACTGATACGTATTCCAGGTTGCAGAGATCGCAAATTGCAAAAGTTTTTGGTAAGATGGAGTCACGGCAGACGATGCGTTGGGATGCTAATGTGCGCGTTATGCTTACTGGTATACGTCGCTGGCACTGCATAGATGAAGCGAATGAGTTGTTCGATCCTGTTGAGTCGGATGGTTGGGCTGTGTGGAACCCTTGGGGAACGGCGCCGGGCACTTTATCTAGGTGCCAGATTAATCAGGACACAGGCGCTCCTACCGCGATTGACCTCGCCCTAAATAGTTTGAGAGTTGTCGCGCCGTTCTATTCGAGGCAGATTGAAGGAGTTGCTTCACCGTACAAAGCTACTGTTCAGGTACAGGCTATGATGCGCGGTCCAGATGCAGAGCTCCTTAGTGCTGATTTGTGAAGGTGCCCGGGCTGTGACACCCTGTATAGCAGCACTGGGATATGTTGTAGTGATTTGATGTTTGGCGAGAAACGCCTTTTTTACAAAGGTAGAGGCAATGTGCTAGGTATCAAGTCGGAAATAACAGGGTCTAGGATTGCTGATGGCTTTTGGAGGAATGAGGTTGACAGGTTGGTGGATGCGGTGAGAAAATTGAAGGCTAGGACAACAAGCCTGTTCGCGGCGGCTATCCCATCTTTCGAAGGGAAGACGACATTGTGTCAATTGTTCCCTGACATCTTTACTGATGGGGATATTGCTTTGAGAAGATCGGGCAGGACGAATTTCGAAGCTTTGCTGAAGAAAGCTGAGGAGACTGGTGAGTGGGAAGCTGTGCAGCAGGTGCACCGCGATAACTCAGAGGAGTTCCCCGGGCAGTTATGCTACCTGACGTGGAATAAGGGTGCTATCGGTAAATCTCACAAATGGATAGGATCATATCTGTTGAGCACAGCTGCATATAACGCTCCTGTTGGACGGCCCAATAGTGCTAATCGTGATGCGATACTAGCTTGGGACACCGAAGTATTCGTCGCAAAGACGCATGACCAGAGGAACGCTATCTTACTGAGGAATTTGATTGAAAATATCGAGCGAGAGATCCAAGTAGAAGAGTCAGTGTGCGAGAATTTTAGGTCTTTACTTCGGCAGTTAGAAGTAGTATGTTCTGAATTGGGGGCAAGTTCAGTTAAAGAGGTGCTACGTGGTAACTGCACTGAGTTCGATTATGTTGATGTTACTATTGGCACAATGTGTAACAATTTTATCCGGGTTAATGGAATACTCGGGCTGATGCTGCTGCTCAAAGTGGGCTATCGCCGAGCTAACCCGCTTAAGACTATAACTCACGAAGTTTATGAGTTATTAAGGCAGGCGAACTTGAACCGGCGCATGTCAGAGTTTTTCGCTTCCAAAATATCAGCATTATATGAAGGACATATTCCGGATTGGTTGGTCAGGCGTGTGTACTTGTATAATACATCTTATTATACTGATTTTGTTTCGCAATGTAGGAAGAAATACGCAGTTGAAACTGATTTCGGGCTGTGGTGCTATGATCGTGTGACATGTGTAGGAGAGCGCGTTGAACCATCTTTGGCGTTGCGTGCGTCGGCTGCTATAGCTCGGGGTGACGTTTCTGGCTTAGGAGATCTGCTGAATAAATTGTTCCCACCAACTGAGGCTACTCTGAGGGCGAGAGAACGGTTAAACCCCCGTTCAATGGCCTGTGTGTTAGTTGAGTGGCACAAACGACGAATACTCACGTCTGCTAAGTGGCATGAAATTGCGGTGGAAACTCGCGGTTTGGGTTGGCAGGGGCATGCAATCGTTGTTCTCTGGTATGCCCTTACGGCTGCAAAATGGCGCGATCCTATCTTTATGATGATGAAGAAGTGGCATATATTTAGCTCTGGAGTGCAATATGCGGTTAAATTGCTCAAGGAGATACATGACAAGAGCAGGCGCTCGCAAGCTGTGCATCCCGAGTTACCGAGTGTACCGTGGACTCAGCTCGTGTATCTAAATATGGCTGTGGGTAGATTTTGGCATTTAAACGTGCTAGATTACAATACAGTGCCGAGCCGTGCAGAGCCGCTGCCACCAGTGCAAGGGTATAATCGCAGACAAGGGTGGTGCAATGAGGCATTCTGTACAATACGGGACATGTATTATGACGAACTTATGGCTACTGTTGATCGTGAGATGAGTTCAAGCGGTTTGACACATATAGACAACTGGCTGTTGCGGTACTTACAATATGGATCGAGCGGATCCGCGGGGAAGTTGTCGAAAGAAATTGATTTCGGAGGTAGCTATGGTGCACCAGACCGAGCTGTGGCAAAACGTGTCTGGTTAGCTTACCAGAAGCCTACAGATGTTTACAAATTGCTATTCTTGACTAAACCTGTTATGGAGGGTGATACGGCTGACAAACGTGAGCTAGGTAAAGTACGAGCGCTGTTGCCGAGCAAGGTGCCCCACTGGTTGGCTGAGTCAATTTGCTTAAATGAAATAGAGCCTGCTCTCTTCAAGCAGTTTGATGAGATTGTGTTAGAAAGGACACCAGATGCAGAGTTGCGATTCGTCAACCGACGAAGGCGTGCACTGAGGCAAGGGAAGAGGGTGATGGACACAGATTATGCCGATTTCAATTATACGCACCGACATGAGGATATGATAGAATTTTATAATCGTTTAGAGCAGTGTTTCTCTAAAAATGCGGTGATGTTGAATACGCCATTCGGGCTTGGGTTGTCGAAAAGTGCTTGGTACAAGCAAGCTGCATATTGGTGCCGCGAGAGTTTCTCTGAGTCATGGTTAGCAGACAGCGGGAGGACTTTAAGTACAGGAGTTAGGCAACCGATCAAGCAGCGACAGGGTTTGTGGTCCGGCTGGCGCTCGACCCAATTCTTCAATACTTTGTTTAACTTGCTTTACTTCAAGGTGGCGATAGACGCGCACAAGGAGATGTGTTTCCCAAGTAGCTTTACAAATCAGTTTGAGGTGTGCGGTGACGATTCGGATGCACAACATGAGAATGGGCTTGATTGTCTGCTAGGTGCAGCTTTGCTGACGCGGCAGGGCCACGAGCTGAATGCTGGAAAGCAATTGATAGATGGCGATGTAGCTGAGCTGCTGAGAGTGTTCTATTTCAGGGATGGCACTATGCTGAATTCGTTAAATAGATCGCTAGGAAGTTTTGTAGGCGGTGATTTGCAGACACCCGTCGCTTATTCTTCACCGGAATACGTATCAGGCACAAATATGGCATGCTCAGGGTTGCTGAATCGCGGAGCAAATGCGCATGCTACAGAAGTTATGCGATTAGTGTTATGCAGATTCTGGGGCACTTTTGATTGTGAAAAGTATGGGAGAGTTGTACCTTCAGACGCTGTATTATGTGCTAGCTTATCGAGTGGAGGTTTTGGCATAACGTTGAACAGTCGCACGCCAGAGGATGTACCCGGAAAACATTGGCCAGAGCCGGAGGAAATTAAGGGATTAGAAAAGCCATATGGAGTTGGACAGCTGATCTCATATATTGATAAAAGGGTGCATTTCGTAGGTATGATACTGACTGAAAGAGAGCGAGTAGAGGATGCTTTAGTGACTGCTACGATCGGAAGTGATGCACCAGTTGCTATCAGACAAGATCTAACCAATCGGATCAATGAAAAATGGGCAGAGCATGTGTTGAAGATGAATGCCAGGCTCATGTTCAAGCCGGATAAGCCAGTTAAGGCTGAGGTTAGCGTTAGCCCGGCAACATTTTTGGAAGATATAGTGAATGCGGTAGATTATTATAGTGATTACAATCCAGAGCAACTTGCTAATACTATCCGAGCTCTCGCGTTAGGGTACGCAAGTTCAGGTGATGTGGCTCTGAACAATATCGCTGCTCGCAGTTTGGGGATGCAGAAGCCGGAGATGATAGTTGCGTTAGCTAGCTTAAGCGATGCCAACAAAGCAGTCAACACTTACGCTAAACTCCGCAGCGCAGTCGGTTTTCACAGCGATAGGCTGCTGCAGCATAAATTACACATCAGTTTTGACACTGCGAACCGTGTTCCAGCTGCGTTGAGAGTGTATATGCATGCATACGTGCGCGCAGTTGTTGTGCCCCTTATGCATAAAGATGAGAAAATCTTAGAAGGAGCTATTAAAGAAGCTCTAAATGTGTTCTCTAGAGAATATGTGAAGAAATGTTCTTCGCTTTTCAGACTCTAGAGTCACAAGTACGTCTTGCGTTTGCAAGATATCCAATTCGTCCTGCCCGATCTTCTCAAGGCAATATCCCCATCAGTAAAGATGTCAGGGAACAATTGACACAATGTCGTCTTCCCTTCGAAAGATGGGATAGCCGCCGCGAACAGGCTTGTTGTCCTAGCCTTCAATTTCCTCACCGCATCCACCAACCTGTCAACCTCATTCCTCCAAAAGCCATCAGCAATCCTAGACCCTGTTATTTCCGACTTGA